CCGAAAAGCTGCTGAAGCAATTCGAGGACATGCAGAAGCGCGTCAGCGAGCTGGACCAAAAGCTGCCGGAAGTCTTCCTCGACTGGCAGCGCGAGGACATGAACCGGAAATATCCGAAGGTCGATGAGCACAGCGGTCTGTCGGTCACGACGCTGGTTTATCCGCGCTCGCGCAGGCAGCGCATCAGCAAGCCAAGCAAGGGCAAATCCACCACGCGAAAGCAGGCTCGTCGCGTCACCGGCACGACGCGCCCGATCCTGCGGCCCGAGCTGGTCGAGCAGCTATTCGACCGCATGAAGGAGATGTGCAGGGAGGCCATCGAATGGCAGTGAACTTCTCGACGCTGGTGTACTTGCCGAACTTCGATATGTTCGCGCGCCCGATCACGGTGACGCCGCTGGCCTCGCAGCCGGGCGCGCCCGCCTACACAAACCGCGGAATCTACGACACGCGCGCGGTCGATGTCGCGGGCATGGACGGCTCGATCGTCTCCGATCAGCAGACCATCCTCGACGTGCGCGACGATGAATTCTTGGTCGTCCCGGAGCAGCTCGACCGCATCCTGATTCCGGACGATCCTGACGGTGGTCCGAGTCCCGGCGAATTCGAGGTCGTCGATACTGAATCCAACGGCGGCGGCGAGACCACGCTGATCATCCGCAAGATCATGGCGTCTAGACCGTCATGACCGCGACCGACACCACGGTCTTCAGCTACGGCCTCGTCATCCGCGACATGCTGCTTGCAAAGCTGGTGACTGCGCCGTTCTACGCGGGCTTCACCATTCGCAAGAGCCGCCAGCTCCCGACACAGGTCAACCAGCTTCCGACGCTCGGCGTCTATCTGGTCAAGGAAGACATGACGCCGGACGGCGATCCGAACGCTGGCGACATCGACATGATCCACAGCCTGACGCTCGGCTTCTCGGTCGTCATCATCAACAACGATCCGCAGGCGACGCAGGAGAAGCTCAACGAGGCCTACTGGGTCATCATGAACTGGCTGTGGCGCGATCCGTACCTGATGAACATGATCGACACCCGCGCCTATCCCAGCGGCATCGGCAATCCGGACAACGTGCGGATCGAAGGGCTGATGAACGGTTCGTGGCGTTTCGTCGATCATCCGCCACTCAACAACGAAACGCCGATGAGCGAGCTGCGCTACGAGCAGACGCTGCGCTACCGCGCCGACTACACCCCAATCATCATCGACGATTTCCTGTTGCTGCATCAGGAGACCGTGCCGCTTTCCGATGACGGCACCATCCCGCCAGCCGACGAAGTGCAGCGCGTCGTCACCGAGTACGCATTCGAACCGGCAGCAACCACGAAAGGAAACGACGATGGTCGAGACCAAGGTAGAAATTCCGCAGCGCGCGGAAAACCCCCGCAAGAAAATCCGTGAGGCGAGGCTCGCGCGCCTGCGCGTGATCAACGGGCCGCCGAAGACCGTCAAGGTTTACGCGGCCAGCGAGGCGCTGCGTGGCGCGCTGCGCCATCCCGGCAACGGAGTCGGCCCCGGCATCCGCTTCCGCGAAACACTGGACGAGGCGGTCGAATGGCCGAACGACGCTTTCACCAAGCGCCGCATTGCGGACGGCTCGGTACGGACCGATGGCCCCGGTCCCGCCGAAAGCCCCGAGGTCGATGAGACCAAGAACCCGCGCGAGCAGGCCGAGGCCAGCAAGCCCCAGCCCGAGCCGCAGCCGGAGCAGTCGAAGCCGACCAACGGCAAGCACAGGCGGCAGCCAGAGCCCGAGCAGCAGCCCGCCACTTAACCGAAACCCCGTGATCGCAGCGCGCTGTGACGTGGCTGCAGAGTGAGGAGATGTAGTCATGCCTATCAGTTTTGCTGGTATTCCCGCCAACTGGCGTTTGCCGCTGTTCTGGGCCGAAGTCGATCCGTCGAAGGCTGGCATCTGGACCATCCGCCAGCCCGCGCTGCTCGTCGGCATCATGACCGATGAAGGCGATGCCGAGCCTGACGTCGCGGTGCCGATTGGCACGCAGGCACAGGCCGACAAGAAGTTTGGTCAGGGCTCGCACCTCTCGCAGATGTTCAGGGCATTCTTCGCCAACAACTTCTCGCACGAGGTCTGGGCGCTCCCAGTTTCCGAGCCGACCGGCGGCACCGCTGCGACGGGCACCATCACCGTGACGGTCGATCCGACCGGACACGAGGCGGGCACCATCCACCTCTACATCGGCGGCCACCATGTGCCGGTGAACATCGGAGCGGCCGACACCCTCAACGAGATCAACGTCGCGATCTCGGCGGCGATCAACGATGACTTCGATCTGCCGGTGTCGTCGGTTGGCGGTCCGACCGAAGTGACGCTGACGTGCAACTGGCTCGGCACCAGCGGCAACGACATCGACATGCGCGACAGCTACTACGGCAGGATCGGCAGCGAGGAGCTTCCGACCGGCATCACCATCGCCTATTCCGGCAGCGGTATGCTGTCGGGCGGCGCGGGCGTGCCAGACTTCGACACCGCGATCACCAATCTCGGCGAGCGGCTGTTCGAATACGTGGCACTGCCGTTCACCGACTCCACCACGCTGCTGGCGTTCGAAACCGAGTACGGTTTCTCCGATAGCGGTCGCTGGGGCTGGATGCGTCAGCTCTATGGCCACATCTTCTCGGCCAAGCGCTCCGACTACGCCAACATGATCCTGTTTGGCGAGACCCGGAATTCCGGCGTCACCTCCGTCATGGGCGTCGAGCTGATGAGCCCGTCGCCGGTCTACGAATGGACGGCGGCCTACACCGCGAAGGCTGCGCGCGGTCTCACCAACGATCCGGCACGCCCGCTGCAGACGCTGGCGCTGAACGGCATTCTGGCGGCACCGTTGCACGAGCGCTTCAACCGCATGGAGCTGAATACGATCGCGGGCTACGGCATCGCGACGCAGGAGATGGGCAGCGAAGGCGTGCCGATGATCCTGCGGGAGACCACGACCTATCAGCTCAATCTCTATGGTCAGGGCGACGACGCCTACGAGCTGGTGACGACGCTGGCGACGCTCGCGCGCTTGCTGCGCAATCAGAAGCAGGCGATCACGTCGAAATTCCCGAGGCACAAGCTGGCCAACGACGGCACCCGCTTCGGCCCCGGTCAGGCGATCGTCACGCCCGGCATCATCAAGGCCGAGCTGGTCGCCGAATATCGGCAGGATGAGTACAACGGTCTGGTCGAGGACACCAAGTCGTTCAAGAACAACCTCTTGGTCGAACGCGATCCGAACAACCCGAACCGCGTCAACGTGCTCTACCCGCCGGACCTGATCAACCAGCTCCGCGTCTTCGCCGTGCTGGCGCAGTTCAGGCTGCAGTACGATCGCGGCGTCGATAGCGAAATCAGCGCTGGTGGCGTTCGCCTTGCTGCCGGTGGCACCGGCTAGTCCGGGCCACTTCCTCCTTTCTTCCCCCACATCAGGAGTCTGAACGATGGCCCAGAGATTTGCTGGTATCGCCTACCTTTATGTCGGCTCGAATATGCTCGCGCTGCGCGGCAACTTCACCGTCTCGCCGTCGCCGGTCGAGCGCACCATGATCGCCGGTCAGGACGGCGTGCATGGTTATCAGGAGCTGCCGCGCGTGCCCTTTATCGAGGGCGACATCTCGACCACGCGCGGGCTCGCGCTGGAAGATCTCGACGGTGCGACCGATGTCAACGTCGTCGCGCAGCTCGCCAATGGCTGGCAGTACAGCCTGATCGGCGCAACGTGCAAGGCAGCCCTTGAAGCCAACGCCCGCGACGGTCAGGTGCGCGTGCGCTGGGAAGGCCTGTGGTGCGAGGAGATGGCGATCGACATGCCGGTCGCGCCGGTCCAGTTGGCGGCGCGATAAGATCAAACATCCAAAAGGAAAAAGCATGAACAAGGCAAGCAACCGGGAGGGGTTCGTCAAGGGTGAGCCGCTCCCCGAGACACCCGGCGAAATCATCGACAACGAATTGCCGCAGGAGATCGAGCAACCGAAAGAGGTCTGGCCGGTCAAGGTCAAGCTGCTGCACCGTGGCGTGCGGCAGGGAGCCGAGACCGTCCACGAGCTGACATTCCGCGAGCCGACCGGCGGCGACATCAACCGCTATGGCAACCCGTGCCACGTCAATCAAGACGGCGACGTCATCATCCTTGAACGGAAGATGACGACGATGATGTCGGCGCTGTCCGGCATCCTGCCGCCGTTCATCGAGGCGATGGACCCACGCGACTGGAATTCCTGCGCCTACAGGCTGCGCGGTTTTTTTATCCCGGACCCGACAGCTTGGTAGGTGAAGGCGTTCTGGATTGTTATCGGCTCGCCAACTTCTACAAGATTTCGCCGACGACATTTCTGGACATGCCGCTATCCGAGGTTCGCATCCATCTGGAGCGAACCATCGAGCTGTCGCATCAACTGAAACGCGAGAGGGCAGCGCAGGACGATGGCTGAGTTTGAGGAGCTACGCCTTACAGTCAGCCTCGTAGATAACGCATCTGCGGGGCTGCAGCGGCTGCGCTCCGAACTCGGTCAGCTCACCACCGTCACCAACCAGATGACGGCGGCGGTGACGACATCCACGAATGCTGTCGTCAACTTCGGTAACGCAACGCAGGCCGCCGCCCCACAGGTCCGGGCCGCGAACGTCCAGATGCGCGAGATGCAGCGCGCCGCTGCCGACACAGGCCGTGCCGTCAGTCAGATGGGGATGCTGGCCAAGCAGGGCTTCGGCGGCATGCCCGCCATGGCAATCGCGTTCTGGGACGCATCGCGCGGCGTCAGTCAGATGGCGGCTGGCATGGCTGCGGTCAGTCCGTCCGCGCGGGTGGCAACGCTCGCGCTCGGCAGCATCTCGCTCGGCGTCGCGGCTGTCGGGGCCGCTGTCGTCGCCTATGGCATCTCGGTGTTCCGAATGGCCAAGGAGATGGACGCGCTCGACAAGACGTCGAAGACGCTGGGGATGAGCTTCGCGACACTGAAGGGTGCGCAGGATCAGGCCAAGGCGGCGGGCGAGTCCGCCGACACCGTCACCAGAAACTTTCAGGGCATTCAGGCAGCCCAGCTCGACCTGTTCAACAGGAATTCGCAGCTCAAGAACAAGCTGCTGGTGCAGGGTGTCGGCGAGGAGTGGATCAAGGCGTTCTCGACGGCGGAGCCGAGACAAGCCTTCAACATGATCCGCAGCTTCGCCGGACGGCTGGAAAAGTCGCTGACCGACAAGGGGTGGAGCACCACCGCAGCCAAGGCGATGGCCGAGCAGTTCGCCAGTGAGTTTGGCGTCACTGTTGGCGATCTGCCAGAGCTGAAGCCGCTCTCGCCCGAGGCCGTCGCCGACATGGAGCGGATCAAGGTTCTCAGCGCCGAGGTGATGGGGGTCTGGAATCCGCTGAGCGTGAAGCTGGAAAGGCTGGAGCTGGAGGGCTTGAAGGTAGGCCTGCCGTATCTGGCCGAGGCCCTGAAGCATACCGACGAGATCATCGAGCGGATCAAGATCGAGATACAGGGCGTCGCCCGTATCTTCAAAACGATCAAGCTGGTCTTCGACTTCATCAGCCACCCGATCGACACGTTCAACAAGATCAACGAGGATCAGTCGCTCAAGGACGCCATTGTCGATTTCCTCGACCCGGCGATCCGGCGTCATCTGGCACCTGTCACCCACGCCCCGGCGACGGCAGGCGCGCAAAAATTCGCGGACATCGGCCCGTCCAGCGGCGGCGGCGGCGACTATCAGCCATCGGGTGGCCGGGACTGGTCGTGGATGCGGCGCTCCGAGAATATCGAGGATCGCAGAGACTTCGATCCCACGATGGCGGCCG